AGACGTTTGATTGAATAGATTCTGACAAGTTTGGAATTTTGAGTGTGATTATCCGTTCGACGTGAAAGAATCTGACATAATTCAAATTGATTGAGTCAATTATCAAGTGAAATCGTTTGCTCATGTGAAATGAATCAGAATTGATCGTGTGCGTGTTGTTTTAGTTCTTCCGAAAAATGAATAATGATTGACGTTGAAGTGAATAAAAAGCATTTGAAAGACATTGAAGAAAAATTCTGAAAGGAAATCGTTTTGAAAACGCTCAACACTTCAATCAAAAAATCAATTATTCTTCTTCAAAGATATGCAACCGAAGAGACTCCGGTTGATGAATGAAGGTTGAGAAGTTCATTCAAAACAGAGCTCAAGAATTACTATTGAATACTCTTCAATCCGGTTGAATATGCAATATTTGTTCACGAATGAACAAAACCGCACAAAGCCCCTCGAAGAAATATTGAAGAATGGGCGTTGAGACATTGATTGAATCCTTGAAGCGTTTGGATCTCAATCATGAGAAAATGAACGAAAGCGAATCCATTCATGGAAAGAGCCGTTGAAAGATGAGAAAAGGAAGTTGATGAAATATTTGAAAGAGAAATAAATTCAATGATTTACGAACTTTGTAAAGACTAAAATGATAAAAATCACAGACATAAGAAGTGCAATAAAATCAAAACTCGACTCATTGACATGAGATTGAAAAGTTTTTGCACAATGTTCAAACGTTTACACTCAAAACGTCTCTTGATTCCCTTTTGTTATGTTTGAGCCGGTTGAATTACAAAGCGAATTTGAAGACACGGCATATAATTACAGAGATTTCATATTTAATATTGTGATTGTTCAAGAAATGAATCAGATCTCAAGAGGAGACGCAATGGATATTATCTTGAATTGTTTTGAGCAGATGATTGACGCTTTTGATCAAGACTTTACTCTTTGAGGAGTAGTTCAACAAGTTGACGCAACTCAAGGAAATTTTGGAGAAATAGATCTTTGAAAATGACCTTGCTTGTATTTATCAAGCAATTTGAATTGTCGCGTTTTAGTTCCTATCAAATAACAACATGAAATTCTATCCAAGAAAAAAAGACAGAGAAGCAAACAAACGTTCAACAATAGTTGATTTGTGAGCAGAAGAAATTGAAGAAAAGGAATTGAAGAAAAAAAATGAAAAAAAGACTTTTAATTCTAAAAAATAATTGAAAATGAGCTGGTTGAATAAAATCTTTTGATGAAACAAAAAAGAATTCATCGAAACAACAAGAGGCGGAATCGACGACGGATTGTTCGTTGATATTTTCAAGGAATATTCAAGCCGTGATTTGCATAAATTATCAAAAACAGATTATTTGAATTTTTACAAAGGTTGGTGTTTTGTTGCAGTCAACACTATTTCGGATTCTGTTGCTCAACTCGCAAAACAATGCACAGACGGGAAATGAGTTCCGATAAATGATCCGTTGCTTGATTTAATCACTTTTGATTTAATCAAAAATATCGTTTCATATATGAAGTTGAATTGAGGTGCATATATTTGGAAAAATAAAGTTTGAAACAAGATTCAATCTTTGCACGTTCTCCGTTCTGATATTGTTCAACCTATTTTGAACGACACTCAAACAGATATTGAATATTATGAATATAATCTTTGAGCAAATAGAAAAAAGAGATTCGAAAAAGATGAAATCATCTCAATTCAGAATTTCAATCCTCTTTATCCATATCCATTGAATATTCAATGAATGTCTGACGTGCAAGCAATAGCAACAGCAATTGACGCAGATTATCAAGCAAGCAAATGGAACTGGAAATTCTTTTATAATAATGCAAGCGTTGACGGAGTTCTTGAAACAGATCAAGCTCTTTCACAAGAAAGCGTTGAACAGATTCAAAACAAATGGGAGCAGAAATATCGTTGAACAGATAATGCTCACAAAGTTGGAATCTTGACTGGTTGATTGAAATATAAACAAATCAATCCATGACCAAAAGAAATGGATTTTGTTGAATCAAGACGTTTCAATCGTGATGAGATCCTTTGATTCTTCAAAGTTCCTAAAGCAATGATTTGACTTTGAGAATGAAATGGAGCAAATTTGAATGTCCGTGCATTTGAACAAATATTTGCGAAGCAAGTTGTTCAACCTCTTGCAAGAAGAATTGAAGAGGCTTTCAATTATGAATTATTTTGAGAATGAGTTCGATTTGAATTCGTGAACATAGTTCCAAACGATTTGGAACAAACAAGACAAGATTGGCTTGCAAATGCTATGACATTAAACGAATTCAGAGCAACAAGAAATCTCCCTCCAGTAAAAGACGGAGACAAGCTCCGCTCTGCATATATCATCGGAGCATATTGAGCATGAAGCGAAGCATGAAACGAAGATCAAGAGATCGTTGATCTCGATAAATGATTGAATGCTCCTCAAATGAAAAACATTGAATTGAAGAAACAATGCGAAGATATCATTCAAAAAAAAATAAGAGAGAACACAAAAGGAACGGAAGAATATAATCAAAAATATTGGGAAAGGAAAATCGAAAGAAACAACAAATTCGACTCAATATATTTTGAAAGAATTCAAAAAGTATTCAACAAACAAGAGGAAGAAATCCTCAAAGAATACAAGGAACGATACAATGCAAATGTTAAAGAATGAAAAAGCGTGAAAGTAAGCAAAAAGGCAGAGTTGAAGTTCCCATTGCTATCAATGGCAAAACGAGGCTTGATTTATTATTCATATTTGAAAGAAGCTCAAGACGAGCTTGTTAAAATGGAAGCAGAACAAGCATTGATTGAAGTTTGAATCGTTCAAGATTATGTGATCTCCGAAGCTCTTGAAAAAATGTTATATAAAAACATTGAGAAGTTTGCATGAAGCATTGACACAGACACAAACAAAAAGCTCGTCAATGATTTCACACAGATTCTTCAAAGATGATTGTCTTTTGATAAATGAAGAGATCTCCTTCTCGAAACATTTCAAGAATTAAAAACAACAAGAGCAGATTTGATTGTAAGAACAGAAACAATCAGAGCTTGAAATTTATGATCTCAAATGGGACGAAAAGAATCCGGAGTCGTTGAAAAAAAGCAACGATACACAGCCCTTGACGAAAGAGTTTGCGAATTCTGTTGACCTATGAATTGAAAAATAGTTTGACTTGAAGCTGATTTCTTCAAACAAGGAGAAGTTTTAATTTGAGATAACGGAAAGGAAATGAAGCTCGACTATTCCGACACTCCATATCCTCCATTGCACCCGAATTGCCGTTGTGTAATTCTTCCAGTTATCGAATAAAAGTTTTATAATTTAATACTGCATAGAAATGATAAAAACATTTTGAGAAACAACAATTGAATTCAAGGATTTAATTACAATGAAAGATTTCCAAGCGTGCTCAATTGCTACAAAGCAATGGCAAAAGGATCAAGATGACATTTGACTCGCTTTCAGATTGTTCCCTACTCTTGTTTTAAAAATCAACGGAGAATCAAAAACAGATGAAGAAAAGAAACAACGAATCGAAAATTTAACAGATTTAACAATCTTTTCTGAATTAGTTGAAACAATGTGAGAGATTGAGACAAGATTCGCTCAATGAATGGACGAAAAAAAAAAGATTTGATAATATATGAATTTGATAAAATCAATAATGCTTGAAAGTTTGATTGAAGAAATATTGAAGTATTAGAAACAATGTTCATTGACGCATATCATCGGACGCATGAAGAATTCATGAACACTCCACGAGATATTGTTCAAATAATACTCTTGAAATGGCAATCAGATTCAAAAGCAGAAAAAAGGAAGAAAAATTCTTTAAATATTAAAAGGAAATAAATGGCAACAAAAAATATTGATATTGTTGTAAATGCGAAAGACAATGCAAGCAGAGCATTCGAATCAATTTGATCAAAAATTAAAAATAGTTTGAACACAATATCAATTATTAGTTGAACTGTTTCCGCTTGACTAATTGCATTATGAAAGAGCGCCGTTTCAAATGCAATAAAACGAGAAACTGCAACGACAACAATGGAAACTATGTTGAAAAATACATGACATAGTTCAGATGAGGCAATTGAAAGTCTTGAAAATCTTATAAAAACACAATGAAGACTTTGAGTTGTGAGTTCTTCTGTATCGTTGGCGGCCGCAAAACAATTTGCAACTTTTGATATGTGAGCAGAAGCAATCTCAACAATTCTTCCAGCGTTCAATGACTATATTGCATGAGAAAAATGAATGAATGCAACAACAGAAGACGCAATTAACCTTGCAAATGGGCTTGCAAAAGCAATGCAAGGAAATTTTTCAAGTCTTACAAAGGCTTGACGAGTAATTGATGAGGAAACTGCTTCTTTGATTGCGAATTGAAATGAATTGGAAAGAGCACAAGGTCTTGTTCAAGTTTTGAATTCAACATATTGATGATTGAACGAAACACTTGCTCAAACAACAGAAGCAAGGCTTCAAAAAGTCAATAATATGTTTTGAAGTATAAAATCTCAATTATGAGAAGCATTGATTCCAGTTGTTGAAAAATTCCTTGAAATAATGGAAACAAAAGTCATTCCAGTTATTGACAATGTTGCAAAATGGATTGACGAGAATCCGGAATTAAGTCAAAGCATTATAACAATAACAGCTTCAATTGCTTGATTAACATTTGCAATTTCAACGCTTGTTCCTCGAATTACGTCAATAATAACTCTAATATCATGACCGGCTTGAATAGTGATTGCAATTTGAGCTCTTTTAACTTCATTATATATGCTATCAGAAAACACACTCACAACACAAGATCAAATAGTTCTTTACGAACAAGAGCTTGAAAATTTGAGGATTGCCTATGAAAATTGATCGATCACTATTGAAG